AGTATAGTTTCAACATATTTATATAAAAAGATAATACTATGGCAAAACACATTCCTATATGGCCTGGATCATCATCATTTTCAAACGGGGATACACCTTTTGGGTTATATGATACAGATACACAATTCGATGCAGATTCAGATAAAGTAGCTGAATGGTGTGCAAAAAGATTAGGATATCCTATAGTAGATGTAGAATTAGATTCTGGTTCATTTTATGCAGCATTTGAAGAAGCTGTTTCCGAATACGGAGCTCAGTTAAATACTTTCAATATACGAGATAATTTAATTAATTTATATGGAGCGCTTAATCTATCCGGATCCGATACAAATCTAACACAAAAACATGTTTCACCAGGTTATGGTGGTCTTATTGGACTTGCAGAAGAGTATGGTACAGAAGCAGGAAGTGGCGGAAATGTAACATATTATACAGGTTCATTAGCAGTAACAGGTAGTCAACAAATTTATGATTTAACAGATTCAGATACAGTTACTTTAGAATCAGGCACGCCAGGAATAGATTCAATTGATATTAAAAGAATATTCCATGAAGCGCCACCAGCAATTGTAAAATATTTTGATCCATTTGTAGGAACAGGCCTGGGGTCTCAAAACATGTTAGATGGTTTTGGGTTTGGAGGAATGTCACCGGGAGTATCGTTTATGATGATGCCATTATATTATGATGTATCTAGATTCCAAGCAATTGAATTTAATGATCAAATACGAAAATCTGCTTATTCATTTGAACTAGTAAATGACAGATTAAAATTATTTCCTATTCCAGATGGTTCTAATTTTCATAAAGTTTATTTTACTTATATAAAAGTAGAAGATAGATTTAATCCTTTAAAGACTACAAGACCAGCCGAGCGTATGTCAGATTTTTCAAATATACCATATGAGGATATTACATATTCAAAAGTAAATTCAGTTGGAAAACAATGGATACGTAGATATGCGTTGGCATTATCAAAAGAAATGTTAGGATATATTCGTGGTAAATATTCTTCAATGCCAATTCCAAATGCAGAAATAACATTAAATGGAGGTGAGTTAATATCAGCCGCACAAACAGAAAAAGAAGGACTTATAGCAGAAATTAAAGAAATACTTGATCAAACTTCGAGGCAAGCACAATTAGAAAGAAAACAAGCAGAATCAGATGCAATGCTATCGACATTTAACAAGGTACCACTTAAAATATATATAGGGTAGAATATGGCATTATTTGGATCAGCAAGAGATGCAAGTTTATTAAGACATATCAATAGAGAATTAATTTACGATCTTATTGATACTGAAATAGCATTCTACAAATTGTCACTACCTGATACTGCAGCAAATATGTATGACGAAGCTGATAATAAAATTTATTATTCTCCTATGCGATTTAATTGTATAGTACAAAAAGATGATAAATCATATACAGGTGATGATTCGGGATACGATTCAACAAGAACTGCAGTTTTTGCATTTCATAGACCAGAATTAGTAATAGCTAATATTATAATAGAAGAAGGTGATATTATTGAATGGGATAATGAATTTTATGAAATTGATGGAGTAGGCGCATCACAATATTTCAGAGGAATTAATCCAGCCACAGATTTAGGTAATAATTTACCAGGAGGAGTACATGTAACAGGAAATGATGATACAAGACCAGAATTTGGAGAATCGATATCAGTTGTATGCCAAGCACATGTAACAAGAAGAAATAGATTAAATATACAAGAAGTGAGATCAGGCGTTAATAAACCTAATAGTATACCGAGAAACTTATAATGGCTAACAATGAATTAAAAAAATCATATTCAGCATTTACAAATAACACTGAATTAAACAGAGCTAATCAGGTTAGGCGTGATAATGATAATGTTAAAATTCCAAAAGTAACATTAGAAGATATTGATTGGGCAATGATGTCTTATATAAGAGATGTAATAAAACCAACAGTTATTGAAAATGGCCAAAAGATTGATGTACCATTAATGTGGGCAAATGGAGAGACTTGGGCACAAGTACAATCAAAGGGATTTATGAGAGACCGTAAAGGTAAAATAATGACTCCGATTATAAGTATTAAACGTGGAACAATAACTGAAAGAGATAATTTAAAAACCCTAGGGGTGAATAAGAATCCTGATGATAATATTTTAACTCATCAAAACCAATTTACTCAGGCTAATAGATATGATAGATTTTCAGTAACAAGAAATATAAAACCACTACGAGAATTTTATGTTACAGCAATACCAGAATTTGTTGATGTTGCATATGAATTATTAATATGGACAGAATATACAGAACAAATGAATCATGTAATAGAACAGATAATGCCATTAAATGGTTTTGCATGGGGCACAACTCAAAAATTTCCAGTTTATATTTCAGATTATTCATTTGAAGTAACAAATGCATCTGGAGAAGATAGAGTAGTTAGAGCAACTATTCCATTTACTGCTAAAGGAACATTATTAATGGAAGATGAATTACGTGAATCGACAATGCAAAAAAGATTCTCTGTTAAGCGAGTTACTTTTAAATCAGAAACAACTGCATTTGATGCTAATGTAACAGATGGCCCAATAGGCGGATATGGATATCCAATTCAAAAGGATAAGCCATTTAAAGAAAGGCCTAATAAATTTGATGAATCTGGGAATGTAACTAAAGAACAAAGTGTTACTAAAACATCAACAATTAGATCGATAGAAGGTATACGAGATCTTCAAAATGATCGGCCTCATGCAGATGATACAATTTAACTGTTTGAAGATTCAATAGCATATTTATATAAGTAGTATTAATTATAGATTTAAAGAAAAAGTTATGGCAACAACAAAAAAATTTACAACAGAAGAATTAGAAGAAGTAAAAAAACTACGAGATAAAAACCGAATTAAAGTACAAGAATTCGGCCAATTGGAAATGGAGTCGTTATTAGCGCAACAACACTATGAAAATTTGGTAAAAGAAAAGAAAAAACTAATTGCTGAATATAAAGAAATTCAAACAGAAGAAAAAGATTTAGTAAAAAAATTAAACGATAAATATGGTGCTGGCACAGTTGATTTAGATAGCGGTGAATTTATACCGTCAAATTGATTGTTTGACTAGAAAAAATTATATTTATAAGAAAATAAATAAAGAGGAGCAACATAATGGCTGAAAAAGTAGTATCACCTGGTGTGTTTACCAATGAAATAGACCAATCTTTCCTACCAGCGGGTGTAGCAGCAATAGGCGCTGCATTAATAGGTCCAACGACAAGAGGACCTGCAAATATTCCAACAACGATATCAACATATTCTCAATATCAAAGAATTTTTGGAGGAGTATTTACATCTGGTTCAGGTGCAAATGAAAATTCATACAAATATTTAACAGATTATGCAGCTAGAGAATATTTAAAATTTGCTGATACATTAACAGTAGTAAGAATACTAGCATCAGGATATTCACCTGCATCTACAGTTGTTTCATCATCTACTGATGTGTTAGGTGCAACTCATGCATCAGGAACTATATTATTAACAAATAATCAAAGTGATTTTAATTTTGGTACAGCCGCATCTCCTGATGATGAAATACAAATTACAGTTGGTAGTTTAGAACATAGATTTATTGCAGCAGATCCAGTAGGAGGTGTTCCGGCAAATATAGCAGCAACTGATGCTGTAGGTGGAACATTCTTTTATTCATCAGGTTCAAGTGTAGAACAACAAATGGGATTCTTAACTGCATCCATTAATGCTGCATCCATTGGTGTTGTAGCTCAATCAAGTTCAGCTCATCCTCAAGCAGCTTCAAGATTTCCAGGAACATCTGGAAATGTTGGTATGGCTATTTATATATCTGCTTCAGCAGCAGGAACAGCAGGTAATGCAATAACAGCAGAAACAGGTTCAGGGCCAAGTATAGTTACTGATGTAACCTTCCAAGAAGGAGCAACTACATTTGCTGGAGGAACTGATAGTAGTACAACTCCAGTTCAATCATTTGTATTAGAAACATTACATGATGGTGATGATCAAAATAGTCAAGGACCTATGACGACAAATGGTTTATTAAGATCAGGTTCAAGAAATAATGTAAGATGGGAAGTATCAAATGTTAATCAAGCAAAAGGTACATTTACATTATTATTAAGAAGAGGTGATGATACTAATAATAGAAAAACAATATTAGAACAATATAATAATGTAACATTAGATCCTAATACACCAAACTTCTTATCTAGAGTAATTGGTGATCAGAAAAATACATTAAGAGATTCAGCTTTAGCTGATCCATTCCTTCAATTGACAGGTTCATATGCAAATCGATCTAACTTTGTAAGAGTTAAGACGCAAGCATTGACATTGAATTATTTAGATGAAAATGGAAATATAAGATCAAATGAATTATCTTCTTCATTACCAGCAGCAGGATCTGGTTCATTTAGTGGAGGATCAGATGGAAATAAAGTTCATCCAAAACAATATTATGAAAATATTACAGATACCAATTCTCAAGGATTTAATTTGAATAATGCTACAGATGGTAAAGATGCTTATATTGATGCAATTAGATTATTAAAGAATCAAGATGAATATGATATTAATATATTAACAATGCCAGGATTATTAAATGGATTTTCAGCTCATGCAACTGTATTATCAGAAGCATTAAGTATGGTAGAAGATAGAGGAGATTGTTTCTTAATAGTTGATCCAGCTGGATATGGAACTGCTTTATCATCAATAACTACTCAAGCTGAATCAAGAGATTCAAATTATGCTGCAATGTATTGGCCATGGATAAAAATTCCAGATGCAGATCTAGGAAGAAATACATGGGTTCCGGCATCGACATTAATCCCAAGTGTTTATGCCTTTAATGATA